AAACTGGGACAATTTTCAGCACTATAAACATCGATCCCCACCTTGGATAAAACTCCACAAAAACTTGCTTGATGACATGGCATTTCAACGCTTGCCTATTGCTAGCAAGGCGATAGCACCAATGCTTTGGTTGCTAGCAAGTGAATCGCATGATGGAGTTATCCACAAGTCACCTGAAGAAATAGCGTTTAGGCTAAGAATGACCGAAAAAGAGGTCATATCATCTATTAAACCTTTGATTGACAACGGATTTTTTATTGAAGATAGCAATGTGCTAGCAAAACGCTTGCAAGATGCTACTACAGAGAAGAGACAGAGTAGAGTAGAGACAGAGAAAGAGACAGAGACAGAGACACCTGACGGTGTTACTGAGTCTGTTTTTAAAGACTACCTAGAAGTTCGCAAAACCAAAAAAGCTAAGTGGTCAGATACTGCTCTTAAAGGCTTGGTCAAAGAAGCTGAAAAAGCTGGGTTGTCACTACAAGAGGCAATGGAACTTTGCTGTGCTAGAGGTTGGGTTGGTTTTAAAGCTGAATGGGTTAAAGACCAATACCCTAAAAAGCAAGAAACTGGCACTTCTGCCTTGGCTGAGTTGTTTATGAAAGCAAGGGGGCATGATGTCAAACAGATTACCTGATAGCTGGATTCTTAAAATCTTTGACACCATGCAAGCCAACTACGGTTCTAGATGGACTAATCTTTGGAAGATGGGCAAGAATTTGCCTAACGGGATTGACTATGGCATGGCTAACGCTATGGATACATGGGCTATCAAACTTGCTTCATACAAAGACAAGCCTGAAGCCTTGCGTAAAGTAATGGATAACTTGCCACTTGATCCACCAAGCTTGCCACAGTTCATGGATTTGCTAAAGAATTGCTATGTGCCTACTGACAACTTGCAACTTGACAATCAATTGACTGAAGAACAAAAAGCTAAAAACAAGGCAAGGATTCAAGAAATCCTTAAAACAATATGCAAAAAGGTATAGGAGAAATGAATGAGTTGGCTCTTTTCGCAGGTGCTGGTGGCGGAATACTTGGGGGAAAACTGCTTGGATGGAGAACAGTCTGTGCAGTCGAATGGGAAAAATACCCAGCTTGCGTACTTGCCGCAAGACAAAATGACGGAGTTCTCCCGCCTTTCCCGATTTGGGATGATGTTCAAACCTTTGACGGAAACCCGTGGAGAGGAATTGTTGATGTCGTATCTGGCGGATTTCCGTGCCAAGACATCTCAATTGCAGGAAATGGAGATGGACTTGACGGAGAAAGATCAGGAATGTGGTCGCAGATGGCAAGGATTATTAGCGAAGTACGACCCAAATACACATTCATTGAGAACAGTCCAATGCTCACTTCTAGAGGACTTGAACGAGTGCTTGCAGACTTGGCCGGCATGGGGTTCAATGCGGAATGGGGAGTGTTGGGAGCAAACGAAGTCGGAGCAAACCATCAAAGAAATAGAATCTGGATTGTTGGAAAAAATGCCAACCCCGAATTCTTGGGATGCCAAAAGAGGCCCAATGAGCAAAGAATTGATGGAAACTGGCAAACATCAAGTGAGTTTGGTGACCTATGTCAAACACAATCCAAAGAAGTGGCCAACACCAACCTGTGCGGACACTTACACGGACAACATGAAGTCAACACAACAGAAGGAAGGTTCAATGCACTCGGTGAGTTTAGGTCAAGCAGTTCAAATGTGGCCTACACCAACAGCACACAACTCCAAGGAAACAAACGCTCCAACGGAATACACAAGAGTGACCCCATCATTGACTGCAACAATACACATGAGAACATGGAGAACTCCAAAATCTCAGGACTCTCGTCATGCTTTGAAGGACAGGGGGAAAGGCAACCTTGGAGAGCAAGTATCGGGTCTGCACAATGGTGGCAGGTTGAACCCCCTTTGGACAGAGTGGCTAATGGGATGGCCGATAGGGTGGACAGACTTAAAGCCATTGGAAACGGACAAGTACCTCTATGTGCCGCAACCGCTTGGAACATCCTAAATGAACGACTTGCTAACAGGAAATACGGATGAAGAATACAGACATCAATGCGAAGTTAGATACTGGATCAAACTTAGAAAAGAAGAAGGTTTGCAAGAGTTTCGCAGACTTATCTCAACTTATGAACTTGGTAGTAGACGCCCATCAGTCATGCGAGATATACAAGACCAGTACATCAAAGGTAACCGAGGCGAAAAAGGAGATTGGCGATGAATGAATATGACCCACACGAAGCAATAAACTTTATATACACACACGCCCCTAATTACGCTAAAGCTAAAGGTCAACTAGCCCAGCTAGAAACCTACAAATCTAGCGTTAAAGCCATTATGATGAAGAAATCAAGTGAGCAAAGCCTTGGTGGTCAAGAGCGTGAAGCTTACGCAAGCCAAGACTATCAAGATTTGTGCGTTGCAATAGGTAAAGCAACAGAAGATGCAGAAAAACTTAAATGGCAACTAGAAGCAGCTAAGATGCGTTTTCAGGCTTGGCAGACGGAAAGTGCTAATAACAGACAAATAGAAAGGCTTACATTATGATTACCCTAACCCAAGAATTCCTTATTCTAAAGACATTGATTCGTGATTACGATGATGCTCTTAAAAACAATAACGCTATGCTAATGATGGAGATTGCGGTAGATATTGCTGAATCTGCTGAAAAGCTAGAGCAAGCAAGCGTGGATCATGCCAACAAAAGCTGAAAAAGCCCACTTTGACAAAGTTGCAAGACTCGGATGTATCCTTTGTTATCACTTGGGCCATCGAGGGACAGAGTGCGAAATCCACCACATTAGACGATTTGGCGGTAAAAGAGCTAATGCACCAGTTATCGGACTTTGCCCAGAACACCACCGAGGAAATACAGGTGTACATGGTCTTGGAGCAAAAGGGTTTGAAAAACATCATCAAATTGGACAAGAAGATTTGCTTGAAATGACCGAAAGATTACTTAATGACTAGAATAGTTTGTTGGTTCAGTTGCGGTGCTGCTAGTGCTATTGCCACTAAGTTAGCCATTGCTGAAAACAATGGAAAGCATGAATTAATTATTGCTTACACAGAAGTCAAAGAAGAACATCCTGATAACAAAAGGTTTTTGGCTGAATGTGAAGAATGGTTTGGGCAAAAGATTGAAATTATTGGTAATGACTTTTACGACAGATCAATTTATAGAGTATTTGAAAAAAATTACATTCGCACCCCCAAAGGAGCACCTTGCACTAGAGCCTTAAAAAAGCAAATTCGTCAGCGTTTTGAAAAGCCTACTGACAGACAAGTTTTTGGCTACACCGCAGAAGAACAGGCACGATTAAACAGATTTATTGATGCTAACGCTGATGTAAATATTTGGACACCTTTGATAGATAAGGGTTTGGGCAAAGAAGATTGTTTAGCTATGCTTAAAAACGCCAATATTGAGTTGCCAGCTATGTATAAACTTGGTTATCACAACAATAACTGTATTGGCTGTGTAAAAGGTGGGATGGGCTACTGGAATAAGATAAAAGTAGATTTTCCTGATCATTTTGACCGTATGGCAAAGCTAGAACGATTTAAGAACCAAACTATTTTTAAAGACCGTTTTCTTGATGAATTAAAGCCTACAGACGGTAATTACCCACAAGAACCAAACATTGAGTGTAGTATTTTTTGCCACATTGCTGAACAGGATATAAATGCTACTGCTTAATTTACCCCTACCCCCATCTGTAAACCACTATTGGGGGGTGCATGGCCATCGCAGATATGTTTCAAAAGCTGGCAAAGAGTTTAAACTTGCGGTGCAAGACTATGTAATTGAGAATTGTGTACCTAAACTGGGTGAAAAACGCCTAGAAATGCAAGTTACACTATATCCCAAGGATAGACGCAAGCAAGACATAGATAACCGTATCAAAGCCCTTTGGGATGCTTTAGCGGATGCTGGCGTATTTGATAACGATGAACAGATTGATGTTTTAATGGTACAAAGGGGCGAAATCCGCAAAGGCGGTGGATGCTTGGTAATGATAGAAGAACTGGAAAATGTACCCAAAGAAATTGAGCGACAGAACCTTGCAAGAGTGCAACAATTGTAAACAAAGAAAACCTAAAGAATTTGGCCGTTATGTACCATATAACGAAGGAATGAATCAAAAATGGCTTTGTGGTGGTTGTTACGACAAAAGAAATAGGCGATAATAAGTCACGAAATTAAATTTTTTGAGGATTTAAATGGAAAAGTCAATGGCTTTGTTTCTCGCAACCCTGTTACATTCAGGCACAAATGCCCATTTTTTCCATTGGGCCACCAAATCTTA